TTTAAAAATTACAAGCTCACCTTGGAAAAGGTGGGCTTTTTTATGTTATCTGTATGAGATATTGCAGTTCTAAGAGTACAATTGAAATAGTTACAAACACAAACTTATGTTGAGAATTGATTAGGCCAAGATGAGCGACAACAATAAAAAAGTAAAGAAACGCAATGGAAGATTAGAGGAACTTAACTTAGATAAAATTAATGAGTGTGTAGAGAGAGCAACCACTGGCTTAGACAGCGTGTCGGTTAGCGAAATAGTTCTAGATGCCAGCTTGCAACTATACGATAAAATACCAACAAAAGAAATAGATAAGGCATTAGTTATGTCTTCCCGCTCCAAGATTGAAAAAGAGCCTAACTACGCTTATGTATCAGCTAGACTTCTGCTAAACAATCTTTACAAAGAAGTTTTTGGGGAAGGTGTAGATAGCGATACATTCGAACTCCAATATAGAAAATCCTTTGTACAAAATATTAAAAAGCTAGTGAAGGCAGGCAGACTGAGTGAGGACTTGCTGGCTTATGACCTTAAGTTATTATCTGAAAAATTGTTTCCGCAAAGAGATCTTCTTTTCAAATACTTAGGCATCCAAACTCTTTATGACAGATATTTTATCCATATTGAGCAGAGAAGAATGGAGACCCCTCAAGCATTTTATATGAGGGTTGCTATGGGGCTTTGCTTAAATGAAGATAATAAGGAAGAAAAAGCGGCTGAAATATATAATATGATGTCAGAGTTTAGATACTCCCCTTCTACACCTACATTATTTAATAGTGGAACAAAAAGATCACAGCTTTCTTCATGTTATCTTAGCACCGTTCACGATTCCATTGACGGTATATTTGGAACAATTCATGGGCAAGCAAGGCTCTCAAAGTATGCTGGAGGCTTAGGTGTTGATTGGACTCCTGTCAGATCTTCAGGAGCCTACATTCAAGGCACAAATGGTAACTCTTCTGGATTAGTTCCTTGGCTTAAAATATTCAACGACACCTTAGTTGGAGTCAATCAGGGAGGAAAGAGGAAAGGTGCGGGATGTGCATATTTAGAAATATGGCATCTTGATGTAGAGGACTTCCTAGATCTTCGAAAGAATACGGGAGACGACAGAAGAAGATGTCATGATATGAACACAGCCTTATGGATTTGTGACGAGTTTATGCTTCATGTCTCCAAGGAGTTGGACTGGTACTTATTTGATCCATCTGAATGTCCAGATTTACATGAGACGTATGGGTCTAAGTTCTCTAAACTATACAAACACTATAAGAAGATGGCAGACGAAGGGGAGATTAAAAACTTTGCAAAAATACCTGCAAAAGATTTATGGAAAAAATGTCTTAAGTCGTTGTTTGAAACTGGTCATCCTTGGGTAACATTTAAAGATCCTTCAAACATACGTTATAGTAACAAGCATGCAGGCGTAGTTCACTCCTCTAATCTCTGCACCGAGATCCTACTGCACACTAAGCCAACTGTGTATGATGAGGGCGAAGTTGTAGAAACCGGAGAAACGGCTGTTTGTAATTTGGCTAGTATCAATCTTTCCAATCATATAAAAGTAAGGACTGTAGATTGGAAGAAGTTACAAAAGACAGTAGAAGTAGCAGTCAGAGGACTAGATAATGTAATCGACTTGAATTTTTACCCAACCAAAGAGGCAGAAAATTCTAATATTAAAAATCGTCCAGTCGGCTTGGGAATTATGGGCACTCATGACATGTTGCATAAGCTTGGGATCATATATGATTCTCAAGAGGCTGTTGATCTCTGCGATAGGGTACAGGAATTTATTTCTCTGCACGCCATCAAAACATCCTCATTGTTAGCAAAAGAAAAGGGAACTTATCCTGCTTTTGGTGGATCTGAGTGGGACAAAGGAAATTTCCCTGTAGACACATACTGTGAAATGTTATCTCAAAGAAATCCCAGAGCTGTTGCTGAAGATAGAGGTTCTTTTGAGAGTCTTGAAGAATGGAATTGCGTAAGAGAGTTAGTAAAAACTTATGGGATGAGAAACTCGAATGTGATGGCTATCGCTCCTACTGCTACAATCTCATACATACAAGGCTGCTCTCAGTCCATTGAGCCTGATTATTCAGTGCTATTTGTATATTCAACACTGAGTGGTGAGTTTACTATGATAAATGAGCACTTTGTGGCTCTGGCTAAGAAGAAGGGTATATGGTCTCAAGGACTAGTTGATGCTTTGAAGAGTGTAGATGGAGATGTCACAGCTCTTATTGATCTAGACGAAGACCTGAAGGCTCAATTTAAAAATGCTTTTGATGTAGATTTCCATACCCTTATAGATGCTGCTGCTGCTAGGCAGAGATGGATAGATATGGGCCAGTCACTTAACTTGTACAATAAACATGAGAGCCTTAAGTACCTGAATGACATGTATATGTACGCTTGGGAGAAAGGTCTCAAAACTACATACTATCTTAGAAGCAAAGCAGCTACTAGATTAGAAAAGTCAACAATTTCTGAAGTAAACGATAAGAATGCGGGTATAATTAATGAGCCAAAGGCTTGTTCTATTTTAGATCCGGGATGTGAGAGTTGCCAATGAGATTTGTAGAATTTAGACAATCATCTACATCTCCTCTAAAATATAACTTAGAGCTGAAGCCAGATGAAGTTGAAAAGGTAAAGGACTTATTAACAGAGATAATTAAGAGATTACAGCAAGATGAAAAAAAGTAAAGAAATTATATCAGACAAGGTTTCTGTCGTGAATCAGATTTTGCCCCATACAAATAAATGGGCTTGGGATTTATTCATCGACGGAGCAGCCAACAATTGGATGCCAACAGAAATTTCTATGGCAAAAGATATCGAGCAATGGAAATCCAATTTACTTTCTGAAGATGAAAAACTGGTCGTTAAAAGGTGTCTAGGCTTCTTTGCAGGATCGGAGTCTCTCGTTGCTAACAATCTTCTGCTTAGTATTTTTAAGTTTGTTACAGACCCTGAGTGTAGACAATATATATTGCGACAAGCATATGAAGAGAGCCTACACAATCTTACTGTCGTATATGTGTGTGATTCTCTTAATTTAGATATTGATGAGGTATATCAGGCTTACAATTCAATCCCTAGCATCAAAGCAAAGGATGATTTCCTGATGAACATCACAACTGATATCAATCGTTCAGACTTTAACATAAACACCATAGAGGGTAAGAGGGAGTTCCTTCGAAATATTATTACATACTACATTATCTGCGAAGGAATCTTCTTCTTCTCTGGCTTTGCTATGTTGTTATCTTTTAATAGACAGAACAAATTGCCGGGAATCGGGGAGCAAATTCAATATACGCTACGTGACGAAAGCCTACATATCAAGTTCGGCACAGAGATGATCAATAGAATAAGGGAAGACAATCCTAAAGTCTGGACAAAATCTTTTGAGAAAGAGACTTTAGCTCACATAGAAACAGCTATGGAACTTGAACTAGCATACGCTAGAGAGGTTCTTCCTACAGGAATTCTAGGCTTAAACTCAGACATGTTTATTGATTATGTTCAATTTATTGCAGATCGAAGGCTGTCAAATCTAGGGCTACCATCCCCATTTGGCGAGGCTCAAAACCCATTCCCGTGGATGAGTGAGATAATTGACCTAGAAAAATGCAAGAACTTCTTTGAAACAAGAGTCACGGAGTACTCAGTAGGCACACTGGTTGACGACTTTTAGGTGTATATGTATATAGTCCCATGTCCTTTCTGGAGTTAGCTATGATTGATTTTATATTTGATAGAAGAAGTTTTCTAAGAATAGGGTCTATTGGTGCTGGTATGTCAGCTATAGGCCTTTCCGACTATGCTCTTGGATCGCAAGATTTTAGTAGCTATAAAGACAAAACAGTAGTATGGGTGTGGCTGGGAGGAGGCCCTACTCAGTTTGAAACTTTTCATGCTCCAAATGACACTGTACCTTCAGAATGGCAGCCAGTGAATGGTGCTATACATGATGCAAAGACTAACATAACTCTTGGAGCAGACTGGGTTGAGCTTGCTAAACATACATCAAAACTCAATGTAGTAAATTCTTTTAGTCATAAAGACTCTTCTCACAGACAGGGCACACACTTCATGATGACTGGGCAATACAACCCAGAAAGAAGCACCACATCAATGGCAAAATACCCCTCTTTTGGGGCCATTGTTTCAGCTGTCTATGGTGCAAATCATCCAAGCAACGGAGTACCTACATATGTTAAACAAGGTAAAATCGAAGGTGATGAGGGTGCTTGGCTGGGTGGAGCATTTAAACCATTTGATCCATCCAATAAAGACAATCTCACACCAAGAGTTGAGCTCGACAGATTCTCAACAAGAAAAGACTTGCTCAGAGGATTAGACGCAGCAAGAGTATCAGGCAAGGGCGCAGAGTCGGTGCAGTTCTACAAAGGCCAAGCGTATGATGTTATTCTAGGGTCTGCGAAAGAGGCATTTGCTGTAGAAAAAGAATCTGAAGCAACGAAAGCTTTATACGGTTCTAGTAAAGCCAAGGACATTGGAGAGCAATTAATATTAGCTAGAAGATTAGCTGAAAATGGAACTAAGTTCATAACATTGCATTATGGCGGATGGGATATGCATAGCAATATTTCTAAAGCGATGCAGGGTAAAGTTCCTCCGCTAGATAAAGCTCTTGCCGGTTTCTTGCAAGACATCGAAGACAGAGGCATGAGTGAAAAGGTTCTCTTAGTTGTTACTGGAGAATTTGGTAGAACAAAATTTAACGCTAACGCTGGTAGAGATCACTGGCCTGCCATTACTCCAATGATGATGGCTGGAGGTTCTTACCAATCAGGAAGAACTATCGGCGCAGCGGACAGATCTTATAACCCAATTGAGAATCCTGTAGGCCCGCTAGACTTACAGGCAACACTATTTGATCACTTTGGTATTGACACAGCAACTCAGCGTGTAGATAATGGTGGTCGCCCAAGATACTTACTAGAAGGCGAAGCAAAGGTAATTTTATAATGTTTGAAGAAATTAAAGAATTTTTCAGTGAGACTGGTTTCACAGAAGAGTTAAGTGAGGCCAACTTTGTAGTTCCTAATGACGAAGACTATGTTGACTTTGGAGAAAACACCGAAGAATGGGATATTGCTGAAGGCAAACCGGGCCTTTGGGATAATATTAGAAAGAAAAAACAAAGAGAAGGAAAGAATTATAAACCGGCAAAGCCGGGAGATAAGGATAGACCTAAACCAGACGCTTGGAAAAAAGCTCAAAAGCCAAAGAAAAAATCTGAAGATGCAGGATATAAAAAGAAGAAGAAGAAAGAGGATGCCGGTAAAAAGAAATCTCAAGTAATGGATGCTCCAGAGCCTGATGAGGATCAAACGCCAAGTTCAGCCATGAAGAAAAAGTATTCTATGGGTGATGCTGATGTATTTGATAATCCCGGAGAAGCGATGAAAAGAGCAAAAGAGCTTGGACTGGATGAAGTTCATACCCATAAGACCGATGATGGCAAAACTGTTTATATGCCGGGCAAAACGCACGAAGAGTATATGAAAAAGACTACGACAAAGGGTCCTCATCATTACAAGAAAGGCTATGGAGGACACATGGGATATAAATATGAAGACCCTCAAACTGGTGAGATCTACATGTTTAAGAGAAGGGGAGTTTATAAAAAGAATGGTCGAGTCCTAGTTCCTGTATCAGGCTCTAAGGCTCACAAAGCTGGGCCGATGGAAGACCATATTTTTAGAACTAAAGAAGCAGCCATGAAGTTTGCTAAAAGGTTTGATGACTTGAGCAATAATGTTCATACTACAAAGACTGGAGATGGGACTGTTCTTTACATTCCCGGCAAGGATGAAAACGAGTTTAGGAAATGGTATCGTGCTCACAAAGGCGAAGATGCTAAGGGCGCAGAATATCAAGGCAGAAAAGTCACTCTTAACAAACCTTTCAGAACACCTGATGGGCCAAAGAAGATGTCTGTATATGTCAAAAATGAAAAAGGCAATGTAGTTAAAGTCAACTTTGGTGATCCTAACATGGAGATCAAAAGGGATAATCCAGCTCGAAGAAAAAGTTTCAGAGCTAGACATCAATGTGACACTAATCCCGGACCAAAATGGAAAGCCCGTTATTGGTCATGTAAAGCTTGGTAGGAAAAAAATATGAAGTGTAAAGGAAATAAAATTGGTCGTCGCTCATTCATGCATGTTGGTATGTTGGGCGGCGTAGGACTGGGCTTATCGGATTATTTTAGGATCAAAGAAGCTCAAGCAGATCAGAAATTCTATGAAAGTATTGAAGGGCCAGCTAAGTCTGTCATCTATATCTACTTGCCCGGAGGCTCTGCTCATCAAGAAACCTTTGATCCGAAGCCTCTTTCTCCTCTGGAGTATCGAGGCCCAATGTCCAGTATCGAGACGAATGTTCCCGGCATCAGACTTAACGAGATGATGAAAAACACCGCAAAGGTGATGGATAAGATTTCAATTATTCGTAGCATGACACATGGAGAAGCAGCTCATGAACGAGGTACACATAACATGTTTACTGGCTATAGACCTAGTCCAGCACTCCAATATCCTTCCATTGGTTCAGTGGTTGCGCATGAGTTTGGACCACGTCATAACTTACCACCTTACGTCTGTATCCCCAATCAGCCTAACGAATTCGCAGGAACTGGGTATCTAAGTAGCTCTTTTTCAGGATTTAGCTTAGGCTCTGATCCCGCTAGTGATGGATTTCAGGTAAGAGACTTGAAGCTTCCTAATGGAGTTAATGACGGCAGGTTTGGAACTCGACGTAAAATGCTTGGTGCTGTAAACGATTACTTTGCAAACAAAGAAAAATCAGACTCTCTTGATGCTGTAGATTCTTTTTATGATCGTGCGTATAGCCTAATAAGCAGCGAAAAAGCTAGAGATGCCTTTGACATAAATAAAGAAGATTCTGCCACTAGAGACAGGTATGGCAGAAACACCGCTGGAGCTAGGATGCTTCTGGCTCGTCGGTTAGTCGAAGCTGGAACAAGGTTTGTCACACTCACTTATGGTGGCTGGGATATGCATGATAATATTGAAGCTGGAATAAGAAGACAGGTTCCTGCTTTAGATCAAGGCTTAGCAGCTCTTATTGAAGACCTAGACCAAAGAGGTCTGCTTGATTCTACATTAGTATGTCTTGCGTCAGAGTTCGGAAGAACTCCAAAGATAAACGCCAACTCAGGAAGAGACCACTGGCCTAAAGTGTTTAGTACATTAATGGCTGGCGGAGGAATAAAAGGTGGCGTAGTATATGGTAAGTCAGATGCTACCGCTAGTGAACCAGAAGAACATGCTGTAACTGTAGAAGATTGGGCCTCTACGATATATAATAGGGTAGGCATTGTCCCTGACAAAGAGCTTATGGCTCCCGGAGATAGACCTATTGAGATTGTAGATGGTGGTAAAGTCATTCAAAATTTAATTATTTAATTTTTTAGTTTGGAGATAAATATGAAAAAAAGAATTCCATTAATAGCTATTATTGTAGTAGTTGCAATATGTATTGCGAACAAAGATGAAATTAAACAAATGTTCAACAAAGGAGAAGACGCTGTGATTTGTGAAAGTTGTGTAGACCAATGCCCTTGCGTAGACGCTGAATGCATTTGTGAAAATTCGTGTAAATGCCCTAAGTGCATCGCTTAATTGGAGGTATAAAATGCTTAGCTTATCGAGAAGAAGTTTTCTATCGGTTGGAGGTCTAGGTGTCCTCTCCATGCCACAGGTATTACAGGCTCAAAAGATTAATGGTACATCACATAAAGCTGTTATCAATATCTTTCTTGGAGGAGGCCCTCCACATCAAGACATGTGGGATATAAAGACGGAAGCGCCATCAGAAATAAGAGGACCATTCAAACCGATCCCGACCAATGTGGCGGGACTGCAGATCGGAGAGTGTTTCCCTAAAATAGCTTCTATATTTGATAAGTTCACAGCAATTCGCTCAGTAGTAGGTTCGGATGGTTCACATGACGGGCACCAGTGCGTTACTGGATGGAGTCGTAAAGACATGGTGTCTGGAACTAGTTACCCCGCTATTGGAGCGTGTGCCTCTAAGATTCTTGGACCTGTTGACCCTGCTGTGCCAGTTGCAGTAGGGTTGGCAGATCCAACGCAACATGCGCCTTGGTCAGAGGCTGGTGGTGCTGGATACTTAGGCGATACACATAAGCCATTTAAGCCAAATGGTGAGATGATGAAAGACCTGAAGCTTAATATGCAGGTTGAAAGATTCAAAAACCGCAAAGAATTATTGACAGGATTTGCACAACTCAATACAACTATAGATAAGGCGGTCGATGTAGACACCTTTACTGAAGAAGCTTTTGGGGTGCTTACATCAAGCTCTTTAGTAGATGCTTTAGATTTATCAAAGGAAGATCCAAAGATCAGAGAAATGTATGGTGACGGCAAACCATTTAAGTTTCAGTATGACGGAGCGCCCACAGTCAATGAGCATGTTCTTATGGCACGCCGCTTAGTGTCTGCTGGGGCACGCTCTGTCACACTGTCATATGGAAGATGGGACAGTCACGGTGATAACTTCGGATTAGTAAGGGATCATGGGGGTAAGCTAGACCAATGCGTTTCTGCTCTCGTCACAGATCTCGACCAACGTGGTATGCTAGATGACACTCTTGTTGTAGTGTGGGGGGAATTTGGTAGAACCCCTAAAATTAATCCAAAGGGCGGTCGTGATCACTGGCCTCAAGTTTCTGCAGCATTGCTAGCAGGAGGAGGATTCAATCATGGTCAGATTATTGGATCTACAAATAGATTAGGCGAAGTTCCTGAGACTAGACCCGTACATATTCAAGAAATTTCCGCTACCATGTATAGGGCATTGGGCATTGACACTATGTCCACAACACTATTGGATAACACTGGAAGACCTCAATATCTTCTAGATCATAGAGAGCCGCTGAAGGAGTTAATTTAATGGTTAAAATAAATGACTGGGTCCAAAGAACAAAGTTTCCACTTGAAGGCAACGCACCATTCGACTGACACGAGTACTCTATCGCACAGGTTGTGCGTATCGACAAAGAATGTGTAGAAGTCGATTTCGCATGCACTTGCATGACTTTCGATGGTAGTAGCAAAAAACTCTGGAGCCATGGAGAGTATCTTCCTCTTGATGACGAATCTTATGCAGAACATAAAAAGGCACACGATGCGTGCTGTATTTTTGGAGAAGAACTGGAAGTAGATTATGCAGCGTAGAAATTTTTTAAAACATCTATCAGTGTTCCCTACGTTATCTTTAATAGAATCTCTTAGGGCTAATGAAGATGAGCTAAAGAAGAATGGCAAGTCAGCTATCTTGCTATGGATGGGAGGTGGTCCTTCAACAATGGATATCTGGGACTTGAAGCCGGGCGCACCTACAGGAGGCCCATTCAGACCTATCAACACATCTGGAGATGTTCAGATCTGCGAACACATGCCTCTTATGGCAAAGCAGATGCATAATGCTGCGATTATTAGAAGTATGAGTACTAGAGAAGCGGATCATATGCGCGGAAGATACTACATGCATACAGGCTATGTCCCTAATCCAAATATGACTCATCCTAGCTACGGGTCTGTTATATCTCATCAGCTGCAAAGGCCGGAAGTTTCTATTCCTAAATTTATCTCCGTTGGGGGAGGAAGTATGGGAGCTGGCTTCTTAGGTGCTAAATATTCACCGTTCGTTGTTAATAGTGACGGTAGAATAAGAAACCTAGATATGAAAGCAGATCAAAGGTTTTATCAAAGAGCGTATGCACTAGACGCTATAGAAAGTCAATTTATAAATCAAAGAAGGGGCTCAGCAGCAAAAGAGCATCAGGCAATATTAAAGGAAGCTTTTAATGTTCTTACAAGCTCACAAATGGATGCGCTTAAAGTTGCTGGAGAGCCTGAAGATGTAAAAGAAAGATATGGAAATAATGGTTTTGGCAAAGGATGCTTGATGGCACGACGACTAGTCGAAGCAGGAGTTCCATTTATTGAAGTCAATCTTGGGGGATGGGATAATCACCAGAATATACACCCCATGTTAAGAGACACAAAATTGCCTATGCTCGATCAAGGAATGAGCGCTTTGTTTGAAGATTTAGAACAAAGAGGGTTAATTAATGACACTGTGGTTATTTGGATGGGAGAGTTTAGTAGAACTCCCCGCATCAACCAGAACGCCGGACGTGACCACTGGGCGCGTAGCTGGAGCGTTGTTGTTGGAGGAGGCGGAATGAACGGAGGTATAGCTATTGGAGAAACAAACTCCGATGGAACTAGAGTTGAAACAGAGCCGCATACATCACAAGATGTTATGGCATCTGTATGTAAAGCTTTAGGCATTTCGCTTGGCACAACATTTACTAGCAATAATGGCAGACCTATGAAAATTGCCAATTCTGGTAAGATTATTAAAGAATTATTCTAATGAAATTTTATAGAAATGCAGTCTATGTCCTAGCAACACTTTGCTTTGTTAATATGTTACAAAGCGCATACATATATAAAAAGCTAGCCGAAGTAGAAAAAAGAAAACCTATACAAGTAAGTATACCTATTTCTGCAGAGCTTCAACAGCTGCCTATTCATGCTAAACTCAGAGATACTCAAATAATGCAAGCAATTCTTATGACGCATCACCAACTCGGCATACACAAGCCGGGCTCTCAACCAATGTGTCCGATGTGTCAAGATTCAGAAATGAAAACCATAACTGTAGAAAGTAATTAATGGCTAGAAGAAAAAAAGTGACGACACAGAACGAAAGACCTCAAAGAAGAAAGTCTTTAAAAGCAAAGACTGAGAATCAACAAATCTATATAGACGAGATGGAAGAGTCAGATGTGACTTTTTGCTCTGGCCCTGCTGGATCAGGAAAAACTAGTGTCGCAGTAGGATTGGCATGTGAATATCTAATGTCAGAAAAAGTAAAAAAAATAATTATAACTCGTCCTGTTGTTGAATCAGGAAGAGGGTTAGGGCACCTTCCCGGAACTCTAATAGAAAAAATAAATCCTTATCTAGTCCCAATCATCGAAGAAATGAATATGTATCTAACGTCTACTAGAGTAGATACTCTGAGGGATAATGGAACTATAGAGCTTTGCCCCTTAGAGTACATGAGAGGAAGAAACTTTCATGAATGTTTTATGATTCTAGATGAAGCTCAGAATGCTACCTTTGAACAAATAAAAATGTTCATAACAAGAATAGGAAGAAATTCTAAGGCTGTAATCAATGGAGATCTGAAGCAGACAGATCTAGGAGATGCTAGCGGAGGCCTTGAGAGATGCATGGATACGCTAGAGCTTGTTGAAGGCGTAGGTATCTGCGAACTAGATTATTGCGATATTATACGCAGCGGTATTGTTGCAAAAATTCTTAGAAAATTGCACGGCTAAACCTGTTTTAAGAGTACAATAGTATATAGACTATTAAAACTTAATCTAGGGAATGTTATGCCTGAATATAGTTATGCCTGTGATGCTTGTGACCACAAGTGGTCGATATTCTGTCACAGATCTGAATACAAGGAAAGTAAGAAGTGTCCTTGCTGTAAAAAGATAAAGCCTGTCCATAGAGACTATGAGGAAGATAATGTCTACGGCAGTTACAGCTACTCGTTGTCTGAGACAAAAACTATTGGTCATTATGCAGACAAACAAAGCAAGAAGCTTGGTAAGAACAAAGTTGAGGACATGGTTCAAGATCAAAAAACTAAGAAGAAGGACACTCTGTCCGAGAAGCTCCCTGATGGCATGTCTAAAATGAGCAGACCAAAAGAATCTCCTAAGTGGACAAAAGAGTCAACAAAGAAAAGAAGAAAGAAGAATAGATAATGTTTCATAAAATAAATGAAGACAAGCAGGTTAACGCCGGCAAAGGCGTTGAGCTGTACACAATATCAGGAAAGCAGTCTTGGAAATGTGATGCTGGATACCCCAGACTAGACGATGACAAAGAAGAACATTTTGATTGCTATGCAAAGAAAATCACTGTTGGCAGCAGAACAAAATTCTATGTCAAGAGAGGACGGCACGGAAAGCTTTTCAATCCTATTGGCATGTACTCAGAGGGAATGGCAAAAAAGCAGCTTCGACATGCCGGTAGACCTGAGTGGGAATTCAAAGAGACTAACGAACAAGTTTTTACTAAATATATTAAGTTTTTGAAAACCAAGAACACAGCTTGGTTGAACAATGCAGAAAGAGAATCATAATGGGAAAGCTATCAAACGCAAAGAATTTAACAAAGACAGAACAGTATGCGATTGAAGGCATGTATGACAATAACATGTCTGTCAAAGAAATTGCTAAGGCTTTGGCAAGAGACGAAGACTTAGTTCAATCTTTTGTAGATACGCTAGAGTTAGAGGAAGAAACTCAGACGACTAAAAGCTCGCATGAAAGCAAAGGCTTTGTAGTGATGACAGAGGCGACTTCTCAAAGAGTTGACAACGTAAGGCAAAACATGCCTAAGCCAGCAAGACACTCGGCTATCCACACTATCAATTAGATAGTAAGGGCTACATTCTCGCCCTAACCAGTAAGTTTCAACCCTTCTTATCTGCGAAGAGAGTGGATTTCCAAAAGGGTTATTTTTCAAAACTTATTTTAAGGAGTAGAAAGTTGGCAAAAAGTAGAAGCGACAAAAGCCGTTACCCCTCTCGATACTCTCCGGGAGGTTGGGTCTCGGCATCTCAGTATATAACAGAACTAGTCTGTGAGAAAAAAGCACAGAGGGAGAAGAAAGAGCTCCCTATGAAGTTCTGGGAAGATAAGGAGTGGTGCAAGTACTATAAGTATCAGATCACTCTAGCTAATAAGCTTATAAAGCAGCATGGAGAAGAGGCAATAGTCGCTGCTCTCAGAGATAAGAGGTGCTGGTCTACATATTCTTTAAGATCGCCCTTTCTAAAAAAAATAATTGAAGAAAAAGCGCAACAAGTTATTGAGCGTCCGGCGAGTACCGAGTATAATATCAATGACGCAAAAGAAGTTAAGCATAAAACAAACAATAATAAGAAATCAATTATTTCTAAGTTAAGGGATTTGGATGAGTAAAGACATTATCAAAGAGTATGGTAATGTCCTTCATGATCCCGCCTCAATAACAGAAAGACCACTAGAAGTCTTGTCTGTAGGTCCTAAGCTAGATATAGCTCTTGGAGGAGGCGTGCCTGAAGGATCATTATTTATTATGACTGGCCCAGAGAAGGTCGGCAAAACTGTAACAGCTCTCACCTTTTGCGCTAATGCACAGAAGCATTATGAAAGAAAGGTGTACTACGCGAACATTGAAGGCCGTCTCAAGAAGAGAGATTTGCAAGGCATCACAGACCTAAGTCTAGATGCAGAGAAAATGCAGATTATTGGATCTACAGAGGGCAACATTCTATCTGCGGAAAAGTACCTCAGCATTATTGATAACATTGTGCACACGCAGCCGGGCTCTCTAGCCATTGTTGACTCGTTCTCA